AATTTCATTTTTATATGGATCTTCAAAAAGTAAAACTGCATTTGATTGATCTCTAAGTAACATTGAACCCACATTAGCAGAGCCTGATACATTTGCTTGTTGTAATAGTACAGCTTTTTTCTGCAAATATTGTTGTTCATCTGCATCAATTAAATCTGTATAAAATTTTAAGTTTTTTAATTGATCTTGTGTATAAGGCATTTTTTATCTCACAACTTTAAATAAGAAATCATCGTCAAAATATTGTATGGTTTCATCAACTGTGTTACTACCACTCACAACTTTAAATTCAAATTTATAATATCTTTCTGATTGCAATCCATTCATCCATAAATTAAAATAATTTCCTGTTGAATCACAACTTACCAATGAACCTGTGCCGTAAGGAACTACTACATCATCGGTTTGTGCATCTCTTACCGAATAGTAAGTTCCTGTTTTACCAACATTTTGTTTACTGCCACTTGGTAAATATTTTACTGTTAAGTATTCTGAAGCAGTATTGGAATAAGACTTAGTAGGATACTTTGCCCTACCAACTATTCTAAATTTTACTTTAGACTTCTCTTTATACTCAGGCCTTAAGCTTTTCATATAAAAAGATAAATCTTCTAATTCTGTTGAAGATAGAGCGCTTAAAGAGCCTGTACTCCACTTAGTATCAAACCACTCTACTTCTAATTTTGGTGGATATATAGTATGAGTTTGTCTTGAAAAGAATTTAAAATTACCTAATCTATCTGTATTACCCTCATCTACATTAGTATCTAAATTGCCAAAACTACCACTTCTTTTAATTATAAACCCGTTATTTGGATAAGTTCCATCTAACCATTTTTTTACAATAGGAGTGACATTCATTCTCATATCATCAGATTCGTATTTAAATGATTGAGTAGCATACACATCCGTGTGCCAAGCTCCGCCTGAGGCAGAAACAGCTGCTTCAGAACCACTTAACCAAAAACTTTTTTGTGCTGCTCCATCCCTATATCTCCAACTAGCGCCCTCTAATGTTATGGGATTGTCATTAGCAGTTCCTTGTCCTTCAACCCAACTCTGACTAACTGGATAAGCCCATAAAGATTGACTTACATTTAAGTTTTCAGAACCAGCATCGTAAAGATTTAAATAATATTTAGCATCCGTAGAAATCGTTCCGTTAATTATTGAGGAAGATATTTCACTAATATCAAATTTCATAAGAATACGAGATACTTTTACATTACCGCCTGAGGTTGTCATATCTTTTCTAATTTCTAATATCTCATCCAATCCTGCATTAGAACTACCACTAGCTTCATATAAAGTTGTATCAATATCTGGAAAAATAAAATAATGCATTAGTTACCTCCCGATGAATCACCAACTACACGACCTTCTATGTCAGAGTTTGGAAATTTTAATTCAAAACAACTTGGGTCTAATGATGGGTATACAACACCATTTGATGTAGCGTTTACCATATCATAAGCATTTCCTGAATAACCATCCCCTACTGCAAATTTATTAGTAATTAAAACAGTATGACCATTTGGATTATCTTCTTCAGGTGGAACTACTGCAGAAACACCATCTACTAAAGATAATTGATAAGTTAAATCAGCTACTACAATTGGTTGTCCAATTTGCCATTTATCTATATTAAAATAGTCTCTTACTCTTTCTATAGCCAATAACACAACTTCTTCTTTATTATATCCTGATTTTGTAAGTAAATTAAACTTAACTCCTACATTAATGACAAAAGCATCTTTAATATTAATAGCATCGGTTACCATTCTAAATTGAGTTAAATAAGTCTGTACATTTTCTTTAACTGCTTTATTTACAACCTCTAATTTTTTACTAGAGCTGAAACCTAAGAGATATAAATTAAGTGCTAATGGGTTAGATATTCTACTATCAGAATTAGCTCCTGATTGGCTATCTAATTGAGTATCTTGAACAACATAACATTTTGCAATATTACCATATTTAGGTGGTAATGCGTATACTCTTCCTATATAGTCTTCTTTAGTAACCACTCGTTGTTGTGCTTGAAAATAAGCTAGAGCATTATTTTTAACTTCTGCTATACTTTCAGCTGATCTTCCACCGGAAGCCGGAAAGGTATTATTTACCGCTATAGAATCTTTAGTAACGGATAACAGAGCCGTATCTAAACCAGTTTCATCAATTTGAATATTTCCTGTTTGTATACTTCTTAGACTATTTGATCTTACATTATTTTCAACACCACCACCGTATCTATATCTAATGGTTAATTGAGTATTGGATGGTGCTTGTCCGTATGCTTTTGTTGCCAAAAAGTTAGAAGGATCGAATGCTGTATTTAAATAAGTCGGTGATCCTGGTAAAGACGAACCAACATTATCAGGATTTGGAATAATCTCTTCATCAGGACTATCTGATGTACCAGCTCCAAATCTTAATTCACTTCTACCATCTTCTCTAATAAAAGTTGTAAATCTTCTTGAAGTTTTTAAAAGCTTTAATAAATAAGGAGCTTGGTCAGCATAAGTGTATAATTCATCATCGTTTCTTACTGTGTTTTCCATATCCGTAAAAACAGTATCTTGTGCTAAAAAAGGAACTTCATACCAATCGTTACCATCACTATCTTTACAAGAAATAATTTCTAATATATTTTTATTAGCTAGTGCAATTCTTTTATATTTTTCAGCAGCGTTGAATGTAAAAAATTCTGTGGTTATTATTCCACTAGAAGCTCTTATACCTTTTTTTAATAGATAAGTTACAGGAACATTATCTGAACTTTCATATACCGAAACCGTCATAGTATCGTATGAACTAGAAAATTTAAAATTACAATCTTCCGTTGTAACAAATGAAACTCCTGTATCAGATGTAACTTCCATTCCAGCTTTCAAATTCATCGCATAATTTAAATCTGGCTTTGTAGCGTAAGTTGCTCCTGCTCCTGATGATATAGCTGGAACAGTTTGGAATATATCCAAATCAACTGATGAAGCTGCTACTAACTTTGGCTTATATCCCAATGATTGTGCCATATTGTACACAGTTCTTTTTTCTTCTGCGAATGCTAAAAGACTTTCTTTAAACTGATTGTCTACATAGTAAGAAAGAACATCACCAACATACGAAGCCATCTCAATAAACATCATACCAGGAGATGATTCATTAAAATCATTATATGAGTTTGGAAAATATATTTTAGTAAATTCTATTAGATTATTTTTAAAAGATGTAAAATCTTTATTTAAGTATCTAACTTCCTTTACTGATTTTTTAGGTGCTGAATATGGCATTTACTTTCTCCTATTTACCCTACTGTCTGAAATCCGTCATGTGGGTCTTGAGCTAGACCTCCAGTGTAAGATGACAAATCTAAACTTAAATCTTCTTCACTTGTTAAATCTACATTTAGACTAAATCTTAAATTAACAACAGCTGTAGACATATTGTTATTAGAAAAATTTGTCTCAATACTAACGATATTTATAAATGGTAAAAATTCACCCATAGCTGCTCTAATTTCTTCTTCAACTTTACTTTCTAAATCTGTGTTCTCTTGTGAGAATACTAAAGAAAGTAAATTTGTACCAAAGGTAGGATTGGCTAACCTCTCACCCTTGTTAGTTAAAAGAAGATTTTTAATATTAAACTTGGATTGTTGTAAAGCAGTTTTTGTTCTCTTAAAGAAACCACTTTGGTTGTGGGTTAGAGGTAGCTCTAAACCAATAAAAGTATCTTCATTTAAATCATTATCTATTACGCCCATTATTTATTATCTCTTTTTTTTAAAGCTTTCATTACACCACTATAATCTTTTGTCAAATCACTCATTACATCTTTAACTGCCTCATTTGATGTATCAGCTCCGGCTGCTTGAGCAGTTTGTATAGCTGCAAGTTTTCTTTTATCTTCGGCATTACCCATTACATTTCCATAACCCATCACACTAGCCATTTGAGAACTATCAAATGTTTTATTGTCCATAGTTGGATAGTCATCCATTTCTCCAGCATTAGCCGTTTCATTTAAAATATCATTTAATAAAGGATTTTTTGTATATGAAACTTGTTTTTTAGGTTTTGGTTTTCTTTGAGGTAAAACTTCTACGACACCATCTTCTACTAAGGTAGATTTTTGAGCCATAGACTTCATTCCTTCCTTAATAAATATCTCTCTTACCTCTTTTTGTACCTCTTGTCTAACTATTTCTTTAATTAAACTAACTAATTTTGATGTTTTAGCCATAACTAACTCCTTGCTGTTTTATATAAATATTAAGAATTTAATTTTCTCTTTCTTTGTTCTTTTATTAACTTTTTTCTTTCACGTTCTTTTTGAGCTTTTTTTAATTTATCTTTACTCTCAGCTATAAATTTTTTAAAATTGTCTATTAGGTTAGGAGCAACATTTACAGAATCTTCAGCTTCTTTTATTTCTGTCTTTACTTTCTCTATTACAAATTTTTGAGCTACTGCTACACTAGCAGCTGCAGGATTTAAAGCAGAACTTATAGTTGAAGCCTTTTCAGTAGTTTCCGCTACTTTACGAGCTGCTTTTAAACTTATTAATACTGAATTGACAGTTTTGATAATATCATTAATTTGATTCACCTTTGTTTCAGCGCTTTCAATTTCTTGTAAAACCTGTTTAATTGAGTCACCTTCATTTCCTCCTTTTCTAGAAATATCAACTATTTTATCTATTTTTTTTTCAATACCCTGTTTTGGTAAATCAACTATAGATTTTATAGTTTTTTTTAATCTATCTGATATAGCGCTCATATTTATCCCCTAAACCCGCCTGTTATGATAACTTCATTTTCACCATCGACATCACTAATAGAAGATAATTCTTGAGAAATGTTTTCTGTAATATATACTGTATCACTTAAAATTTTTGGTAACATATCTGTTTGTATTTTTTCTATATCTTCTAACATAGTTGTAGCTGCTTCCCCCACTTCAGAAATTCCAGTGGCGCTAGAAACGGTATTAGAAAAACTTGATAATGTAGAAAATAATTTTTCAAATAAATCTTCTAATTGATTTCCTAATATCATTGGATTTGTAGAATCAGCATCCCCTAATGTTATTCTCCCACCAATTGAATTAATACCCAATTCTATATTTATTTCTTCATTTGCTGACAAGTTAAGATTTCGTTTAGCAAACATATGTATATCAGTACCTTTAGAATTAAAAACTAATCTGTCTGAATTAATTGTAACCATATCACCATCTAATACATCGGGAGTTGTTAAAGTTTGAGAAGCTGGTATTAGAGTATCAATTTTTCTTGCTGGACCTGATGTCATAAAGATGGATGAGCCATCTACGTTCATATTTTGTAAATGTGGGTAATGTGGATCTTGAGCCTTCTGTGGTAGTACTGATTGTCTGTTTGTAATCTTTATATCTGGATATTGGTAAAAAGGATCGCTTCCAAACTTTATACCTTGACCAAATCTACCATTAAAAACCATATCACCATACTCTCCGAGCAAAGGCCTGTTATGTTCTGTTGTAAACGCATTTACTTTCGAGTCTGTCGTCTCCCCACTAGCAACGTTCATATTTACGTTATTTCCTATGTTTAATGGTTGGTAGTAATACATCTGTTTACCGTGCTTTGCTATATTTACAACCTCTCCAATGAGGGGATATGTTACTGTGTGTGAAGATAAAGGTTTTATATACCCATCTATAGAATCTTCACTATTTTGACTTTCTACAAACCTAGCTTTTATAGTTCCTAAAAGAGAATAGTCTGGCATTTTACCTTTACCATCAGGAGTACTTACTTTAGGTAAATCTGATGGGTCTAGAAGTATTTCTTTTACTACTGCGGGCTCTAGTTCATAAAATTCAACAGCCTCATCGATATTATCTTTTATTAACTGGTAAGCATCATCATAAGTTAGGAATCCGCCACCATCGGTTTTTCTCTTTCTGTTTTTTTTACTTTTAAAAAATGGCATTAATTCTCAATCCTTTTAATGTCATCTTCTATTTCATCTGAGTGTTGTTGTAAGTCTTCAGCTGCTACCTCTATTGCACCTAAGAGTTGTTCTTTTTCTGCATCA